TCACGAATGCCTTCAGCAATGTAGCTGAGTTCTTCAGGAAGACGTTCGACTCAGCAAGAGAGAAGATCGCTGAGAAATTCAGCAATATCGGAAGCTGGTTCAGCGAACGCTGGACGGACATCACGAATGCCTTCCACGATGTATCAGGCTTCTTCAGCGAAAAGTTCGACAACGGTGTCAAGGCGATGTACGAGAAGTTCCAGTTTGTTGGAGCATGGTTCGGAGATCGCTGGAATGATATCAAGAACGCATTCGGCGGAGTAGGAGACTGGTTCAGGGACAAGTTCAATGAAGCATACAACAATATTTCCAGTGTATTCGGAAATATCAGGTCATTCTTCTCCAATACCTGGAACGGCATCAAGGACGATACAGCAGGAACGATCAATACCATGATCGACCAGGTCGAGAAGCTCTTCAACTTCCCGATGTCTTCAATCATGGGAATAAGTTCCAAGATACTCAGCAGAGTATTCGGTATTGACTCCAATGCTCTGAATTACATCCACATCCCCAGACTGGCGGGAGGCGGACTCGCAACAGCTCCGACACTTGCAATGGTCGGAGACAATCCGCACGCTCTGTCTGATCCTGAGGCGATAGCACCTATATCAAAGCTGAAGGAGCTTGTAGGAGGCAGCAACGAAGAGATAGTTGAGATCCTCCGGGCAATACTTGAACTGCTCAGGAGCGGCATCTCGGCAGAGCTTATCGGCTCGCTGTTCGGCAGCGACTTCAAGCGAACGGTGCTTCGCATCATTGCTGACGACAGAACACGCAAAGGAGGCTGAACAACATGGTAGCAATAGAATCTATTAACGGCACTGCACTGGCTGTCCAGCCTCTGAGCGACAGCTACCAGACAGTAACATCTGATCTGGTATCAGACGGCTCCGGGCGTACAGCCGAAACAGGCAGGACACTCAGGTATCCGATACGTACAGGAGTATTCAAGCTGAATCTGAAGTTTCACGGGCTGTCCGCAGAGATAGCACAGGTCGATGCTCTTGTAAGCCAGTTCACACAGACAGTCCGGTTCCGTTATCACGGAGCGATTATCGAAAAAACAATGTATCCCGGAGACCGTACACTGCTCGATAACGGCATCAGTGCGGATCTCTCCGTCAATCTGATAGAGGTGTGATATGTTCCAGACAACAGAATCCTACAGACAGGCGATAGAGAGCTTTGCGACTCAGCACATCACAGGGCGGATAGTCCTTGCGGACGGCAGGGAGATTGTCCTGGATGATACCACGCTGGGCGGATCGCCCCGGTACGAGAAAAGGTGTACAGAGGACGAGGAGATCTTTATGTACAGTCAGATGTACACGGGCACTCTTGAGCTGGAGCTGATCTCTGCAACAGTCAGCGAGTATGAGCTTTACGGTGCAGAGGTCAGCCTGACATTTACCGTGGATGGAGCGGAAGACGAGATCCCTCTCGGAGTATGGACGGTGAGTCAGCCGGAGCGCCATGACACCAATAGCGTACAGCTTAAATGTGTTGACTGCATATCACGTCTGGATGTGCCTATAGATGATAATACCGTCGGACTTATCACCATAGCGTCCCGTATGCGTATGGTGACGGAAAAAACAGGAGTGGAATTCGCACAGACTCCAGGAGAGATCATGGAGCTGATCGGCGGTGAGGCATGGGGAACTGCCTATGCCGGGAGCTGCCGGCAGGAGGTAGTGAATATCGCTCAGATCATAGGCGGATTCGCCTGCGCTGACAGGTACGGGCGCATAGAGTTCAGGCGGTTCGGGACGATCCCGGAGCTGACCGTGACTGCTGATATGCGTCACTCTGCACGGCTGAGTGAGTATACCTACGCCGTTACCGGTGTGGGATATGCGGACGAATACGGACACACCACGACGCTCACCTGGCAGCGTATGGCGCAGGTAAGGGCAGAGCTGATGATATCGGGCAATGACTACATCTGGGATACCTACGAGGACGGTGAGGCAGCGTCCGGGGAGTATGACCTTGCTTACGTGCTGTCAGGCGGCAGAGCTATGCCGTCGGTGGACAGGCAGTATTGCTACAGGCTCAGCGGCATAGCAGGAGAGCTGAGCAAGGAAAGGAT